ATCACGCGTCCCATTAACGACAAACCAAAAAGTACAGCTTGCGTTAGCCGTACTGTAAAGGCCGGTACGGTTGCCCGCGTTAAGTATGCACGCTTTAATGACGATTTTAGCGTGGAAACCGGTGAACTTGTAAAGCAGTTTGACGGTGTTCTTGACGCGGAGAAGGTTGAAAAAGCCTTGCATAACTCCGAACCTTGCACCAAATGGAAGGTGCTGGATGTTCAGCCCAAAGACGAGAATACTTTAGGAATTCCGCGCGAGGTATTCAATGCCGTTGCCGTTCCCATTGAACGGCCGCTAAGTCAACAGTAAATTTAATGTTCCGCCGGGTTTATCATTAAAGCCCGGTCCCGTATGGCATATAGCCAAAATAAATTAAAAGAGGGTATAAAAATGGAAATGCAAGTTGTTACAATAACTAGAAGGGTTGATAGGTTAGGCGAACATATTACAATTAGTTGTGAAAAAGACAACAAATTCAAAAATCTTGCAGCGGTATTTTCCGGCATTTATTCAAATGGTTTTTTCGGTTGTAGTTATCGCCCTGATGGCACCCTAATTGAATCCAACCACACGCAATCTTTTGATGACTTTGTAAAAGAGGTATTCGCAAAATGATTTACAATACACGCTCGGAAATTGTGTCATCCGTTATTGATGCCTATAATAACACCAAAAGAGGAAAGGAAAAACAGCTTTATACTTGTAAAGCATGGATTCTCATGCCTGACAATTCCGATTTTATCATCTTACAGAGTTATTCAAGCATTGTAGCGGCCGTTCAGCGTTCCACTGGTATCTTGTGGGTATTTGATTTTTACAGCCGTACTACAGCAAGCCACATTGCAAAATTCCGAAATTGGATTCGGTACGAATATCAAACCGGAGGGAGCCGTCCGTATAAAGCGAACTTGTATAACGATTCTAGAACCGGCAAGCGCGCCGCCCGCAAAAATATAGAAGATGATTTCGCAAGCGTTATTGCCACCGCATTAAATCAGCACTGACCAAAATAAAACATGCGCCGCTGTTAAAAGCAGCGCATTTTTTATACAAATTTTTAGTTAGAACTCTTTACCATTAAGTATAAATAACTAGCAGTAGTTAAGCCTAACTGCTAACCTGTGAAATTCTTAACACACTTTGCCACTTTAAAGCTCTAAAGCGTCCGACCGTTAAGAAAATGGTGAGCATGCGGCATTAACCTTAGCACCAACCCTGCCGCGCCGACCACCGGGGGGTATCGCAAGAAGCCCTAAAATAAATCGGGGTTCAATTTCTTAAACCCAATAATCCCCCCTCTTTATTTAAGAAAGTAGGTAATACTTATGACAATCAATGATATTCTACTTAATTGTGGTTCTGTTCATGCTGAAACAACTATATATATTATAGAATCTGACACAATTAAAAAGATATGTCTGTTTAAGAATTTAGAATCAAGATATGCGAAGCTTCAATTCAAAGTCTTTACTGTTAGTTCTTTGCATATAGATACAGATTCATTTGAAGTATTAGCTTTTAAGTTTTATGTATAAGAAGGTGATACAATGCATTATGACGTTCCCATTCATCCCATCCCCATAGGCTCAATCATTAAATACAATGTAAGAGAGTATGGTTATTTCTATGGAGATGGACAAGAGAAAAGAGCAATTACCATTGATAAAATTGGTAAGGTTATTGATATTATAATGCATGAGGGCAGAGTAGTTTATTATTCTGTAGCACCAAGTTCTAATTGTACATTCAATCAATACTTTGTAGGCGATTGCTTAGATTCTGTATGGCCTGAAAACGTGGAGGGTGTTTACTATGACAATTAAAGACCTAGATACAGAAACTCTTACATTACTTAATAAACTATGTGATAACTGGTACATTAAAGTTTGCCCCTCATGGCTTACATATTTTATGGATAAGGATTGCCAAGATTGTCAGCTTAGAGAATTGTGTTATCTGCTTGACAGTTATGATAATGACATTAGAAAAGAGTTAGCTTCACGAAAGCAGGAGTAACATTATGGCTAAGAACAAAGAATTTAAGCGTCAAGTCGAAGCAACTAGGCTACTGGAAAAGATAGGCGCAACAAGACGTAAGTCCAGAAAAGCAGGTATCACTGTGACAGGTGAGATTAAAGAAAGTCTTAGAGGTAGGCAGTCTACTGATGTTGCTAATGCTCTGAAATTTACTGCTAATACAGCTCTTGATGAAGCTGAAAAACTGTATAACGACCTTATTGATGCAGCTGATAATGTTGAAGATAAAACATCACAAAAGCTTATGCAAGAGTATCTATCTAAATATTCAGAGCATATTCAGTCCTTGCATAAATCTGTTAAAAGCAGTTACAGGTCATTGAGAGTAGCTAATCGTCTTGAGGATGTATTTAATTATAGTGATGCTGCATATAAGATTCTTAGGAATCCAGATGCCTATTTTGATAAAAAGAAATGGGGAGCAATTTCTAGTATTCTTAACAATCTTATGGGTACCTATAGCAGGGATATTCCCTCAGACGATTTGAAAAAATTATGCACATTGGGTCAAAAGCTAGGACTTGATACTTTAGCAGATATGGATAGAGCTTATGCAGAATATGACAATTTGCTAAGAAATTCTGACCAGATTGGTAAAGTGCTGGTCGATGCAAGTGATAAACTTAGGTCTATTACACAGGGAAATGAAAACTTTATAAAGCGGCATAAAAAAGCTTATGAAGAATTCACAGAACTTGCATCTAAATATAGTTTGTGGTGAATAATATGATTATAATTATAGCTGTCGTTTTGGCTTGTATATCTTTAGTAGCGTTTGCATTAGCATTGTTAGCAGAAGTGTTAGAGTGGATACAACTGGAAGAAATTCTTTTTCACTCATCTCTTGTACTTGCGTCTATATCTCTTATTCTAATGATTGTTGGTGTATTTATTCTTATTATACTTGACTTGTTAAATTTTATTTAAGTATCAGGTAATTATTATGGGAGGTGGTGCTGTATGTGAGAAAGCACAATGAACATAAGTATTCAACTATTATATATTGTTATGATATTGAAACATCATCCTTAATATATGGTGAGGATGAACTTAAAGAGCATCTGCAAAGCACTTATCTTCACGGCCTAGCTTCATTTGCTTATCGTCCCATACCTCATGCACTATTTAGTGACTTTGAGAATGAAATGAATTATAATTTCTTTAGAACTTATGATTCAATTTCTTCAGAATTTGAGAGAATCAATGAGGATGCTAAGAATAATGATGTGTATGTCAAAATCTTTGTGCATAACTTGAGCTATGAATTTGAAGCAATGATGCGTAACATAAATTTCTGTATTAAGAACTTTAATCCTAAACGTTTCATTGCAGTTGCTCCGCACCAGCCATTAGTAGCAGCTTTTGACCATCTTGAATTTTATGATAGCTTCAAGATTCTTTCATGTAAAAGTCTTGAGCTTATCGGTACAGAGCTTGGAGTTCCTAAACTTAAAGAAGTCAAAGGCGGTTATGGCCAAAAATATTATTGGTGGTCAGATTTACCTGATTCTGAATACATTTACAATGAACGTGACTGTAAGCTAGTCTTGTATGCACTATGTAGATACATGGCTAACTTCACCAAAGTTGATACTGTATCGGATATTGGAGTATCTTACACATCAATGATTAAGCGTGAAACAAGGCTTAACAGAAATATCGCTACCGATAAAGAAGTTCATACTGCACAATTCACAGCGGCAATAGAACTTAAGAATAATGAACCATTTATGAAGTTCTTTCAGGACTGTCTTGCAGGTGGTTATACTCATGCTAATCCTTATGCAGTAGGTAAAATATTTAAGGATGTATGGTGCTTTGATGCAAGTTCTATGCATCCATCAGCAATGTATGGTAGGCGTTTCCCTTACAAGTGGAGAAAAGAGGTTAATCCTAATGAATGTTACCAAAATTTCCAGTCTGCAAACTATGAGTTCTTATCTGGATGCGAAAGCGGCGCTAACTCAGGGTTCTTCGATTATCCCAACCAGCGGATTAAGCTATTTGGATGTAAAGATGCTAAATTCTATTCAGTCCTCCAAGCAGCATACCGTGAATCAATCTTGTTTGAAAGGCCAATAAAATATAACTTTATGGCTAATGTTACCTTTTATAATATTAACGCTAAGGATTTTGGTAACTGTATTTACAGTTATATCAGTACGTCCAAATGCACAAATGTTAAAAATGGTAACTTCGACAATGGTAAAGTAGTCAAAGCGGATGAACTTACATTTAATGGCTGTGATATTGACTTTATGTTAATTCAAATGCTTTATGATTATAGTAGTTCAGAATGTGATGAACTTTATTATGCAACAGCCCATAAGTTTATTAACAAGCCGTTACGCAACACAGTTAAATATTATGCACGCCAGAAAACAGGATTCAAGAAGCTTGAGCATAAAGTTGCCGACCATGTAGAAACGTTAAACGATTTTACATTTGAGGGATTGAAGCTTTATGATGATTCTGTGGCACAAGAGATTATGAATACCCATAACAAAGATTTAGTCCATTTTGCCTTAATGGCAAGCAAAGCCGGATTGAATGGTCAGTATGGATGTTCAGCTATGAAACCATTAAGACAGGAAGTTGGCGTGCAGGGGGACGGTGATAAATTTGAATGGATTCCAACTGGGGTTAAGTTTCTTAAATCCAGAAATTCCCTAAATATCTTTACAGATGGTTTATATACAGTTGCTTACAGCAGACTACATCTTATTTGCTTTATGCTCTATCTAGTATTAAGCCAAGGCATTGAACCTCTCTATCATGATACAGATAGTGGCTATTTTGTAGGTTACAATGAGAATGTCCAAAAGGCCGTTGATAGATTTAATGATAATATTCTCAATAATAGTGAGAATAAAGATTGTTACAATTTTGGCATTATGGATTTTGATGGTCACTATGAAGATTTTGTAACATGGGGAAGTAAATGCTACTGTGCAACATACTTAGATGCAGATAAGCACTTAAAAGTTAAAGCTACTGTGGCAGGTGCAAGCAAGAAACAGCTTTCTGAATTGTTTACGCAAATAGTAAACGATGAAGATTTTGAGTACCTAGTGCAAGAATATTTTCGTCCTAATATCAGTTATGATGAATCCATAAATAAGAAGCTTATTCGTAAAACCCCAGGAACGCATATTATAGGAGATTTTACAGATGATAATGGAGAAACAGACCACCTAGACGAATATTCTGTAACTGTTCTTGAACCTTGTGGCTATACATTACGCTCAACAAACAGCCCTGTTAATAGAATGTATTATTCATTCTGTTATTCATTGCGTGGAGAATCCTATATAGATTATTTGCCCGAAGTTGTTAGCATAAACCACGATGAAAATGATAAAGAACTTTATGGAACTTATCATAAAGTGCAATCTGACAAAGAATATGCTATGTTAATTGATGGTAATCCTGCAAGTATATTCCAGTGGGAATGGAGTGATAGGAGATGATTTAATTGAAAAAAAGAGATTCTTATAGAATCAGTAGAAGAGCTACATGTCCTTATTATATTTCTCATACAACAAATTATATTCGTTGTGATGGCATGAGAGTGTCACGCCAAGAGTACAACCTTAAAACCGATTGTTGTGAACAGTATAAAAATTGTCCTCAATATAAATTTCTTACTTATCATTATTTAACAAAGGAGAACTAACTATGTACACTAACAAGAAAGCATCCTCTAAGGCCACCAATTCTGATAAGTCCGCTTCCTCCATCATCTCTGATATTCGTATCTTCCCTATCAAAAACAAGAAGTCTAATTGTTGTGCTATGGTTTCCATTACGCTTGCAAATGTGTTCTGCATTTCTGGCATTAAGATTATGGATGGAAGTAAAGGGCTGTTTCTTGCAATGCCCAGTTCAAAGAATAAGAAAGATGAATGGTATGATATTTGCTACCCTATCACTAAGGAATTCCGTAAGGTTATGAGCGATTCTATTCTTAAAGCTTTTGATGCATTGCAGGAAGATGAAGATGGCGATGATGAAAGTGAGGATGATTGACAAGCTCCCTAATGAGTTACCACCTGATATTGACGATGATTTGCCATTCTAATTAAATAAAGAACACCCCTAAGTGGATAACCACCTAGGGGTGTTTTATTAGTTAGCTAATATTAGGACGAAGAACTTTAATAGCAGTCATGCCATTGTTGTTATCCCAGCGAGGATAATCCATAGGAGTTCCATCTTCATTTCTAATACGGTCAAGAATTACAGGGGAGTTGCCATCCATAAATCCAGAAACCTGAACCGTTACACCATAAGATGCAGGACGTTTGAAATACAGGATAATTGCGTTACCATCATTAGTATAATAAAGTTTATTCAAGTCATCAACTACATCCCAAGTAACAGTCCTGCCTGCACCAACGTGTGCACCATAAATGGCCTGATTAAGTTTACGATTGTCAACAGCACTGATAGCAAACAGTCCACCAGATTCAGGATTGTTGCTTAGATAAACCGTAATGTCAATATCGTTCATATCCATCACACGGATAGAACCCTGTGAATTAGAACTACCAGAATGAACAGGAATAAATGCAAATGCCTTGTACTGTTCAGGGTCACCAGTTACGGATTGACCATCAACAGTATACTGTGTCTGGTTAGTAATAGCCAAGTCAATGCAACGATGTTCACCAGATACGCAGATATACTGCCCACGATTTACAGCGTCAGTACCAAAGATATATTCACGCTTTGTATAAATGTAAACATCGTCAAGCTTACATACAGCATTAGTAACAGGATAAGTACCAGTCGACTGAACAGTAGTACTAACCTTAGAGGAACGATTGATAATGCCACCATTAACAATGAACTGTGGATTAGGACTGGTACCAATCAGAGCGATAGCTGCATAACCAGTAGCAGTAGTAGCAGTTCCATCATTACATGCATAAATCAGATTATTGATGTAAGCTGCTGCTTTTCCTGGCCCATCGAATACAAAAGCATACTTACAAGTATCCGCATAGAAGTTAGTAACATGAATATCATTGTTAGTAACCTTGCAAGCGATTGATTTATCCCACCAAGTATTAGCGTCAGTACCACCAGTACCGCCAGAGGGAATACCAGTATAGCTAGTCCAGTTGCAACCGTATACATTAGTACGGCAGTCAAAACCAATCTGGCATACCATATTAACGAGGTTATTACATTCACAATCGGGAGCTTTATTGCCCCAGAAAAATGCAACAGAATCAGTCCAACGCTCCGCAGGAGTATTATCACTAAATCCCCATACCATTACATTATCCATATAGCAGTAACGGTTCAGAGTGCTATTGTTGGGCTGCAAGTAAACACCATAGGACTTAACCTTATTGATGCTTACATTGTAAATGCTGTTATCAGTATATTTATTGGTAGTAAATACAATGCCACCAATCATACCACTACAAGTAATGTCCAAATTAGCAATAACAATATTACCACTTACGTCATCACCCGATACAGTAATAACACCCTGACTACCAAATGCAGTTGGATTAGCAGTATACTGTAAGATAGTATCACTGGTTCCACGCGCAGGGTCACGAGAAGAACCAGCACCATACAGGCTATGTTTAAGCTGCAATGGAGCGTTTACCTTATAAGTACCAGCAGGAATAAACAGAGGTTCATTCTTAGTGTGAGTGTTAATGGTAGCAGTAATGTCATCAGTACCGTCTTTTTTCAGCGTCTGATATTTTTCAATGCTAACAGGGGATGACTCAACAAAACTAGGAATCTTACCAGTGCGACTTGTTAAAAATTTTGTGTTGGGGCTTGTAATGGTTCCCATAGAAACATAAGCATAATTATCATCAATGTTTGTTTCACGGGCTGATGCCAACGTTATATTACCATAAATATATGTTGGGACTGTAGTGTTACCAACCGAATTAACACTCGAATGAGAAGTAAACGCTTTTCCACTTTTAGAAAAAATTTCTACTTTATTTGCGGTTACTGTTATATTACCGTTAACCGTCTGATTCATATTACCGCTGGCAGTCTGGTCAAGATTTCCAACAGTGTCTTTGTCAATCTTCTTATTAAGATTAGTGTTAATGTTTTCAATATCGGTATTGATTTTCTTAATAGAATCATCAACACTAGACTTATTATTGTCAACCTTAGTATTAAGGTCGTTCAGCTGTTCACCAATGTCGGTTTTCTTGCAGTTAGTACCCTCAATATAACGTGTACCAGCATCCATGGCTTTTGTAATAACATACAAATCATTATTAAGCCAAACAAGGTCGTTAATATTGCGGTTAGCACTTGCAGTAGTTTTCAGCTTTTCATCAACAGGAGTGATGGCAAGCTTAACACTTCCCCAGAGTTCAGAGAAGTTGCCAATCTTAGTCCAGTAATCTTCATTATCAATATCAATGCCAATAGGCACAGGCTGTGTGCTTAAGTATCCATCACCATTGACAGTGACAACAACTGTGTTACGAGGATACTGTTTGGTAATATCCCACTGAATAGGGTCTGCATAACTAATGGAACTGGTTTCAATGTACTGCTGCATTACCTCGATAACCTTAGATACCATTTCATAGTAACTAATGCTATCATCATAGGCAACAGGAATCACAGAGCGGAAAAGTTTGTCCAAAGGATTGTACTTCAAACCTAATCACCTCTTTACCATAAACGCATAAACAGAACTTCCATATCTCTATATAAACAATTATAGATATTCGTGTTTTCTTTCATATAATCGTTCATAATAGATACAAGAGAGCGTCCACGATAACCTTTTTCTACATGGTCAAGAACACGATGTTCATTGCCATCACGATTTTCTTTTGTATTGTTTTTATCATCCTGAGTGGTATTGCTATTACTGTCAGAATTGGCATTAGAACTAAAATCATTGGCAGAACTTGCCTTACTATGGTCAGCATCCGACATATACTTACCAGCAAGAAAATTATCAAGACTACCCTGTGGAGTATCAGTGTGAGTAATGGTATTCTCTCCATTGCTGTTAGAATTGGAAGTATAATAGGAATTATTGGTGCCGCCAATATTGACCTTACTGTTCTTGGTTCTATCCTCTGTATTCACATCATGATGTTCAGTATTTTCATCACTGGTAATGGAAAAGTCATCAGTTAAGAACATTTCATACTGTTTATCAAGTGCTTCAAAGAGGGGATTGTAATAAGGCATATGGCTGTTCATCCAGTCATCTAGACGCAGCTGCCAAAGACCAAAGGTTTCAGAACCAATTTCATTTGTATAGAAATGCTTAAGAATATTGGTTTCAAGCTCTTTTCGTTTATTCTCATTCCAGATAGGATAATTAAAATTGAAGATTTTAGGACGCGCACGCTCAATAATTTCTAAATAAGAAACATTGGTGTAAGGTTCAACAATACCTGCTTTTGATTCACAGATAAAGCGCATTTGAGTTGTATATTTACTCATTGCTCTCACCATCCTCAATATTAGTATCGCTTAAATTCTCTTCATCCTCACGCCCCTCCATAATCTTAGTTAGTTCAAGCTGGGAACGCATAGATACGGAGATATTGGTATTAAAAAGCCTGTTATAATCCTTGCAGAATTTTTGACGAGAGTACAATGGAGAAAGACGGTCTGCTTCTACCTGACCTAAGGTCATCTGAACTTCAGTAGTAAACTGCCGCTCTGCTTTCATATTGTAGTTGCTTTCAATACCTAAATAGGTAAGAGCTTCCGCAAGAGTTTCTTTTTTCTGCTGCTCTAACTGTAAGCCAATATACTGAACGCCTAAATCAAGAACGCCCATCATGTTCTTAATATCATCAGTAGAGGGATTGCCTTTAACATACAGCCAAGGGTCATACTTATCTTGCTGATACACCATATTCTGTACAGAAAGTTTTGTATTCTCATTCGCATAAGCAATTCGGGGAGTTTTCTGTGCAGCAAGGTTTAAGTCAATCGTTCTATCTATATTGGTAAGACGTTGTGCGAACTGTTTAATGATAATATCATCAGGGGAGCGGCGCATATTACACCAAAGATAGGCACAGTTTTGTTTATTAAGGCCAGTTTTCTGGTAATTAGAATTGTAGCCATAGGCACGCACATATTTAGGGTCACCAATAATGTCAAAGTTATCACTGGGCATAGCAGGAAGAATCAAGTTGCCCATAACAGGGTCATGATAGCCAGCCATTAAAGGTTGCCAGAACAAGAACTGTTCAATGAATCGTTCATCCAAAAAAGGAGAATCTTCAAGCCCTTCCCATTTGAATCTTGCAAGTGCTACATCATACAGACGATTAAACCAATTAGCATAAGTTGCCCTAGTTAAGTCGTAGGAATCAATCCAAGGTGGCTGTGGTTTTTGTGAACGTTTACTCATTTACTCACCTACTTCTGGAATACGTTTATAGATAGAATTATCTGCTTCATAATTTCCAACAAGTCCGGGATTATGCCAGAATGTAACACCACGATTAAAGATGTCATTAATCATTGTAGAAACATCCGCAGGAACATCACCTAAGCAGCAACAGTTTTGTGTTTTAACATAATTCCAGTTTCTTCGAGAATCAATGTTAGGAACCTGAACTTGGTGAATGGGATAACCAAACATATTCCAGTAGTCATCAATAACTTTTGCAAATTCTTTTGTAACATGATGATAACTAGCCATAGCATATGGGGCACTTGCATCCCTTGTCGGTAAAATACCAGAATCAGTAAAACGGAAATAAGGACTTACAGAACCATGGCTCTGTGGTGGTAATCTGTCCATATCATCACGTTTTGCAAGCGTGCCGGCAATGTTAAGCATTTGATTTGCTAAGCCTTCAATAGCTCCATAAGTATTCTCAGGGAAAAGAGAAGGATGTTTACCAGTCATGGCCTGAGCATCTTTTGCCGGAGCAGTTAGCAGGTTAATACCAGCAAACATTGTACCAGCTACCAAACCTGCATTTTCAACAGCCATGGAACTAGAGTTCTGTGCTACATAAACTTTATAAATGTCGGTATTATAAGCACAAGTAGGCCAGTTGCTAATTGCAAAAACATCTTCCTGATTATAACCAGTAGAGCCTTTATAATCCTCTGCCGCAAACATTGCTGTAGTCTGTCCGGCATTTGACATTATATTGTATCCGATATGCAGACTTTTCTTTCTATCTCCAAGTTCAAAACGAAAAACATGATTATCGCCTTGTGTGGAATAATAGCGGAGATAAAAATAAGGATATGTGAAAAGTTTATTATTCTTAGGGACATAACCGGCCACATTATTAGGAACCACAAAAGTCTTATCGTACTTACCACTATCAAAGGTAATGGGAACCATATAAATTCCCAAAATGCCATCAGGTGCTTGCCCTGCTTCTACAGCCTTAGCAATAAAAGCGTTAGCGGATTCTGCTGTAGTAAAAAAGTTTTCTTTACAGCCTGAATAGATACCAAATCGTAAAGAGCCAGATGCAGGAGCGGAATCTTTTTCAGGCTTATCGAATGTGGTAACAATGCAGATACGCTTATCAAAATCAATATATTGCTGAATGTCATCAATATAAGGCCCAGTATCTAGTTCGTCATTGATGATATTATCACCAATTTCATCTGTGTTTGTATGAGAACGCTCAATAAAACAAGGCTGTAACGTTACCTGATTAAACCAAGTTTGCATAACGTCAATAGTAAAATAAATTCTACTGGTTTCGTTAGCAACGTATTCTACCCTATCAATAAAGGCATAATACCATTTATTAGAAAAGTCAGCGTTCTGAAATACGATATAATTACATGGTTCAATAGTTTCAGCATTAACACCAACAGACAGATAACGGTCTAAACGCTGATAGGTATAATTTGTAAGGTGAAGAACGGATTTAGAAGTGAAATAAGCGAAGCGGGAAGAATCAGACTGAAACCTAAGCACATGATTATAGGTTTTATCTGTAGGGATACCCTTACAGATATAAAGTTGCATATTTGGCAATTTGCGTTTTCCACTCCTTTCATAAAGACTTGTATAAGGTGGAAATGAACAGTCCAGTGGACTGTTTAAGCAACACTCCGGTATTGGCGATAGCCAATATGGCAGGCATTAAGCCTGACAAGGAGAACACGCTCCTTTCAAAATCTGTAGGGTGGTTTACACATCATCCAAACTGGAAGTTTACGTTTTGTTGTGGGAGTAGGGCCGGGGCCGGGGCCAGGTGGTGTTGGTGGATTTGTAGCATCCCATTCAACATCCCATGTACCTACTTCGTTAGGAATACCAAGAATAGCAGAGGGGTCAGTTCTATAAGCTGTGCCATAACCACCTATCCAATATTCCCAGTGCGTATGAATACCACTAGCATTACCTGTTTGCCCTTGCTCTCCAATATATTGACCACGAGTAATTGTTTCACCAACACTATGAATCTGACTAACAAAATGAGCTGCAAGCCAATAGCTATTATCGCTCATTTTAACTACAATGTAGTTGCCCCAAGAATCGTTACCAGTCGTGCCACCTTGCCAAGTATGGGCTGTTTCAACCTTACCTGCCATTGGTGCATAAGATTGATGATTTGTGTGTACCGTATCAATACCACCATGAACTGAACCGTCAGGATAATGTGGATAACCTGCTGAAACTCTGATTGTGCTTTGGTCAGTGATACATTGTTTGTAAACTGCCATATAAGCAACGCGTGATATCGTATGCGCGCCCCACGTTCTTAGGAGGATAAGCCTACATGCTTAAGAAAGTGTCAACTATCGTTTTTAGTAGTAAACTGCACAGCGTTTGCAAACGGAGATGCAGAATAAATACGCCAGATATGATGGAAGTAATTCCAATCCAGAGTAGAACCGAGGTCAGTTTCGCGCATGGTGTTCAGCTTAGTATAAATCTGGAAGAAGTCACGGTCAACCATAAGTGCCTGAATAGCGACCATATCTGTATCGTTAGGGGTAACGTGAGTATAGGTCTTATCGCCACCAGTTGCAATAGTGACAGCATCAGAGCCAGAGGGGTCATTACCAGTAAGCAGATGTTCCAGACGTTCCACTTCATACTCGTTAAGAGCAAAGCTATCAACTTCAAGACGATGACCCATAAAGTCTGCCTTATCCATGTTAAATGCGCTTGCCAGAACATCAACATCAATAGAAGCGGAAATATCAACAGGAACAATGGTATACAGACGTTCAGCCGGAGTATTCATAGGAATACCAGCAGCGTTATATTCCTTAGAAATAAATTTCATCTTGCCATAAATCTGGCGGAACTTCTTAACCAGGGTCTTACCGGAAGCTTCATCAGTAACAGCATTAACAATTACTTTCTTGAGCTTTTTGTTCTTTACAAGCTGATAAAGCAGATACTTCTTCATGATGAAAGCATCCAGTTCAGCAGGCTTATAAATCTGGTCGATGATGTTCTGAACAAAGGCAGACAGGTTAGCTTCACTCGTGAAAGCAGTTTCCAGAGCTTCACGATTAACAGTTACCTTGTACTTAATACGAGAATTCACAGCATGATAAGCAGTGTAAACTTTGGCAGGGTCGCTACCAAATTCAGCTTTCATAACTTCATCATTAGTAGCGCGGTCAGCAGAGAAGTATGGGGTTGCTTTCTGCATCATTACATAAATTTCCTGAACAGTAGCACTAGTACCCAGAACACCCTTATCAAAAACCTGCCAAGGGTCCTCAAAAGAAATGTAACGCATAACGGTCAGGCCAATACGGTCAACCAGAGCATTACAGAAATAGTTCAGACGCGGTTCATAAGAATTGATGAACGTCCATGCAGATTTAATGGATTCAGTAGTGTTTTCAATCTTAGGAGCACCACCAAAAGTAGCATCACTACCAAATACAGCCTGAATAATACCAACAGCAGCAGCAGAAGTAGCCATTATAGAATCATCCTTTCTTAATAGTTGCACTCAATATCCAGAGTGCCATCAATAATGAGTTTGCCTTTAGCGACAGCGTTTAGAGTTACAACACCATCGGAATTTACACTAGCACTAGAAATTTTGCCATCTGCAAGAACTACACGCAGACAGGGGATAGAATTGGTAACTACAAATTTACCGTAACCAGTTTTCATAACACGAGCCATTACTTCACTGGGAATGGTAAATGCATTAGTGTCTTCACTTTCGACTTTATCAAGTGCGGTGTGGATAACCAGAACGTTAGAGAGGGTGCTCATATTCTGGTCGTGGAAGGAATATGCCATAATATCATCAACTCCTTAAATGTCTTTGAGTAAATAAATACAATAATAATACCTTGAGTAAGTTGGTTCTACTGGTCTTTCACTCGAAAATGCAATAAAAGGCTTTCCACCAACCATTTGAACTGTAATAGGAACTATGGTAGATACATAATATGGATAATTTACAGAAACAACCGTGGAATTGTTTAAAGAAACTAAACGTCTAAAAATTTCATAAGGAACTTCAATTACTGGTTCATTAGCACCGCGTTTTTTTTGATCCACAAAATGAACAAATAAAATATTCCCAATTACAGTAAAATTTTCATCATTATAACTAAATGGTCGAGACAATTAAATCACATCACTTTCTACCAAACATTTTCTTCACAAAAGCCTGTGCAGCTTCATCAATTGTAATTGTATTACCATTAGGTTTCTCATATTCGACATTAGGCTTATTATCATCATTCAGAAATGCTTTAACATAATCTTTGCGCAGATTATCATAGGCTTCATGCCAGTTAGATGCACCATCTGGACAACCTTTGCTAAATTGTTCTGCTTCATTGCGACATTCATCAAATTCATCGAGAACGCCAGCAATCAGAGTTCCCTGTTCATCAGGTTTAGCATCTACAAAGCCACCAAGCATTGCAGAAATTTCGTCACGCGTTTTCATTATTTATTACTCCGTTCATAAGTAAGTTTAAGATTCTCACAGAGGGCAATAATTGCTTGCATATCAACGCCAGTTGCATGAATCTTAATGTAGTCACCTTTAGAGATTTCACGTGGGACAGAATGATAAGAACCAAGGTGATTCATTACTGTCTGCGTTGCACAACAAAAATTGCTATCCAACCAGTTCAGAGGATTAACACGACAATCATGATAAATTACTTCAAAATGAAGGTGCGCGCCATAGCAATTACCAGTTGCGCCAGAATACCCGATAAGCTGACCCTCGTAAACGTGTTGACCGTTTTTGACTAGGCACTCTTTAAGGTGTGCATAGCGTGTTTCCAGCTTAGAACCATTATAATTGTTATGCCTAATTCTAACCATGTTGCCATAAGACTGCATCCCAGTTTTGGTTCTACCATCCCAGCTCTGTACCTGATTTACTGTGCCATCCTCAGCTGCATAAACAGGTGTGCAAGCCGCAGCACGCAGGTCAATAGCATGATGGGCGGAACCGTCATTGTAAGTCCAGCCAGCTGTGATAATGTGTTTCTCTAAAGGCCAACAGAAAAGAACATCACCGTTTGATTTCCTCATCTTCTTCATCTCCTTTAATTTTTTCCAGATAGGGCTTAAACAGAGCAGAAAGTTCAGGATTTACAGCGCACATATTCTCCATAATGCTGATAAGCTCCATAATGCAAATATAAGTAACTACAGCACCTACAAGGGGAATCTGGATGCCAAGTTCAACATATTGCATAGCGTATTCGATGCCATAAGAGCCTACAACAGCAAGAATTTCCATGCACTTGTGATAACCACCCTCACGCATGATAGAGGAATTATAAGAACCATCGTGTTTTGCTTTAATCAGCCCTGTTAGAATGTCAAATGTGATAAAACCCAGAACAATAACAAAGGGCATAAACTCAACTCCTAAAATTATACGCCTACAATCTTCAAAATGTCCATCAGGTATCGCCTAATTATTTCATCTTCACAGTACAAACCCCCCAACCGATATTGTTTAATTATATATAATAACCAGTTAGGGCGTGGAGTGCGTGCAATCAAAATGGTGTTGTAATCGTGGTCATCATTTGTCAACGCATAAATTACGCCGCTACCTGGACTGTATTTTCTGGAAAGATAACATTTACCGGAAGAGAAGTCTACCCATAAACCTAAATAATCATCGTGAATCTTAAAACCAAACTGATATTTAGCTTCGGGAGTTTTCTTAGCAATACCAACTACACTGTCAAGATAAAATTCATTATGAACTGCATATTTACCAAACTTACTGCCTTTCATCAAACGGCCAAAGTCGGTTTTCTCTTTTGCTCCAATGTACTCTTCATTGTTAGCAATTTGAATTAAGACTAAGCCCTCTCTAGTTGTAGCGATTTGCTTTTTGTTGATTGGCTTTTTAATATCAAACTCTGTGAAATAAGGATTTGCCCATGTAACAGCATTGCCAAAGAAGAATACAACCACTCTACGCATGCGAGCAATAGTTTCATAGAGTTCACAGAAAAATGTTACTTCATCTTTAAGATAACCATGATGGGTTTCATCCATAGTGATAAATTCATCAAAGCAGATTTTGTTAACCAATGGGAGTTCTTCGGATTTAGCACTTGAGATGTATCGAGTTTGGCCAGCAAGTTTACCGTCTATATAGTAAGCACCTTCAGGCGTCCCCTTTAACTCATGGTCAGGAAATTCATGAGCAACAGCTGCCCAGAAATTTTCTTTGGCCTTCTTATTCATTTCAGTTTTATAGCGGCGGATATAAATAAATTGATTCCCGTTCTTGATAAAATCTTCAGCAGCCCATTTCTTAAAGCCATAAGTTTTACCACAACCACGAGAACCAACTACAAAATTAAAGAGCGCATTATAAGATAATGTGTTCTTTAAGTCCCACCACATTGACATTGTAATACACTCCTTTCATATTTAATATTAAGCCGAGGACTCGACCATTATGCTTAGAGTTAGCGTTCCAATTAACTTAGATTGCGAACATCTTGTGCTGTCCTTTTGGATGGTGGGAGTAGGAGAAATGACAAACCTATGTAACCATCAAGCTAACAGGCATGTTAGCGCGGCTGTTTCTCCGACTATTGTGTTTAAGAATAATCTGACGGTTAGGTATAAGAATACTGCTGACTGTTAGGTACCGAGCCTAACGGTTTTAAGAGTTCTACTACACAATGTCGGATATGGTGGTAGAAATGGGCACAACCCCATTAACGTCCAATGACCAGTTTTCCGTTACTCTTAAGAGTTCTACCATGTTAAGGGTGGCGAAAGGAATTGAGCTAGCAGTCACGCAAACCTATCCGTAACGCTTCACGCGCCTGACCACGGCTTAGGAGCATCAATCGTGCCTTTCGCTCCCTATGATTATATTATACTTTACAATGTGTATAAAGTCAATAATACAGATTGTACTTTTTGTAAAATTAGGAATAATTATTACATAGTGTATAATGCTAATTATGGGTGAACGGCAATAGTACAATAAAGCGGACTGCTAAATGGGCAAGGTGAGTGGCGGTTTGAAGGTGTTAATTATTTAACAAAAGTTGGTGGCCTGCCGGTTAGAAGTGACTAACTATACCATATGTGAAAAATTTAACAATCGCTT